ATAGGAGAAAGTAATGTCAGAAAAGCCAGAAGAGTCACAACAAGGCGGCTACATGCCGTTAAAAGAGGTTCTTCAAGAAAAAGAACTGTTAGAAATTTTAGGAATAAATCAAAGTAATCTTCGCAATCTTATAGATAACAAAGACTTCCCATGTATTAGACTTGCGAGATCGAAGAGAGTATATTTAGAAGGCTTTGTTCTAGAGTGGTTGAAAAAGAATATTTTTCCTCAAAAAGAAAAGAGAGCACTCCCTTTTTATCAATAGATATTAATAATGGTTTTACTTTGTTATAAGACTAGAAGTACTATATTGCTATAGGTAAAGAAGAAGTTATGATTAAGGTTGTCCATATAGATAGAGATGAGTATAGATGTATTTGTCCCCTTCATAATGATACTAATCCTTCTCTTTCAATCAATATAAAAAAGAATGTTGCTTTTTGTTTTGCGGGATGTTTCGAAGGTACATTTATTAAATTTGTAATGGATCTATGGGGAGTATCTAAAAGTGTTGCTTGGAAGATGATTGTCTCTAAAGAGGTTTTTTCATTTGATTCTGAATATTTTAGCGGAAATGGGAATGGATATTGCTATGATTTTGTGGGAGATGTAGAATGGGTTCCTGCAGATTATAGCAAGTATTTAATTAATAGAGGATTTGCTAGAAGTACAATAAGGTTTTGGGATATAGAGTATTCATCCGAAATTAATCACATAAGAATTCCAATAAAAAATAATAAAGGAGATTTTTTATGTTATTCTTATCGCACACTGGATAAAAATATTCAGCCAAAATATATTCATCCGGGGTTTAGAAAAAAAGAGGGATGGTTATTTGGAGAGAATATGTATGAACCTGGAGATTGCATCAATGTCGTGGAGGGTGCACTAGATTGTATTTGGATGTGGCAGAATGGGTCTCCCAATTCGATTGCATTTTTAGGAAATCCAACCGTTTCCCAAATAAAAAAGGTATTAGAGTATGGAGATTTTTTTAGATTATGTTTCGACAATGATCAAGCGGGAAAAAAATATACCGATAAGATGTCAAGAATAATAGAAAAAAGTGGAAAGAAATTTGTTGCTATCGATATCCCAGAGGGCAAAAAAGATGTCCAGGATTTAAACAGCATGGAATTTTCAAAAATAATAAGGAGGTAAAGATTATGCCAGATTGGTGGGAGAATAAAGAAAAGGACAGAGAAAAGAGAAGAGCGGGTCTTCAAACTTTGAAGTTAAAACCTATTGTGGATGCTAAAAATAATCCAGTTACAGAGGATGCTAAAATAGCTCGAATTAGATTTTTGACGGATATTAAGGATGCTAAAAGTTGTTGGGTGCATGGAGTGTTGAAGCAAAGTCGTCTTGGAAAGAGATTCAATGAGGATGTATATTGTTTCTTCATGAATGATGATGTAAAGTGTAAATGGTGTTCTGATGGAGATTTCCCCAAAAGGAAGTTATATTTTTGGATATATTGCTTTGATATTTTGCATATAAGACAAGATCAAGGCAAGAAGTGGGAAAAAATCGAGTATATGGGAGATAAATATTTTTCTGAGCCTGTTAATGATATTCGTTTGTTCGTTACGGGAGTGGGAAAATCTAGCTCTACGGAGGATAAATTTATTCGTGCTGGTAAAAGATTTAAGACTTTATGTGACAGAAATTACGATTGGACAAGAGAGGGTTTAGGACTGGATACCAGTTATGATCTGGTATATGATACCGAGGCATCTGAGGAGTTATCCGAGGTAAAAAAGGCTAGAGAAAATCTTCCATCCTCTTTGGATGATATTATTAATAAAATGAAGCCTGAATCTGAGAATGAGGCTCGACCTGATAATAAAATAGACGATGCCCCAGAGGAATTAGTTGACGAAGATTTAGAGGATTTGTTTTAATGGCTAAAATCTCTATTGGAGCAAGTGTTACAGTAAATTTCTCCAGAAAATCTATCGAATTTATGAAGCTGGATGCTAGGATTGAGGATATCGATCTGGAGATTCCTATTGATATCCAGCTTCATACTTTAGATGAGAAGTTTGATTATGCCTATGGGAGTCTTAGAAAGCAATTAAATAGTAAAATACGTGAAAAAATGGTGGGTGCTAATGGAGAGAATTAACTGTTATCTGGCTTCTGGGTGGTTTAATCCACAACAAAAGACTGCTATGGATAAGGTAAGGAGTATTATTTTGTCTTATCCAGAATTTGATTTGTTTGCTCCATTTTATGATGGAATCGTGCTTGACAAAAGCAATGATTCTCCAGAGATGCGAAGAAAGGTTTTCGATCTAGATGTGGGCAGCATAGTCCTGGATAGGGGGAGTTTTTGTAGGAGAAAACTTACAGTGGCAATTATTGACGATTTTGAGCCCGGAACTATTATGGAAATGGGAGCCTCTGCTATTTTAGGGTGGCTAGGAGACAGAGGATATTGGATAACAGAGAAGTCGGATTATTTAGGATCTTCCTTTCTTACATTGCCAAAGGTTATAGCCTATTCCGATGTGTCTGGGAGAGGACTTAATGTTATGCTCCAAATGGCTGTTTGGGGATTTGCTAATGGAGAACAGCAACTTAGAGAACAACTTGAAAGATTTATAATCAGGAGAGGGGCTGCCAATTTTTTGGAATTTGCAAGAGGAGATTTTGTATGATTGAGCTGGTTTTTGATGATAGGTATCGAGACTCTCTGTTAAATGGATCCAAGACTGCTACTATTAGAGGACGTAAAAAGGGTGATGTTGGGGACGTATTTGAGGCTTTTGGGGCTACTTTTAAGATTGTTGGGATTATTTGTTGTCCTGTAGATATAGCGAAAAGTATCTGGAAGTATGATGGATTTAATTCTGAGAAGGATTTTCTGGATACAATAAAAAAATATTATCCAGAGAAGGGGGCTGTGTGGGTACATTGGATTGAGAGGGTATAATGGATGAATCTAATTCTGAAAAGATAGTATCTCATTTGAAAAAAACTTATGGTAGATTAACGAATACTGTTAGATATAGCACGGCTTATAAAATAGTTCCAGAGAATGTGGCAACTCATTCATATTTTGTTGTATATATTACAATGATCTTATGTGATTATTTAAAGGATTTGGGAATTAATATAGAGAGAGCTTTGCGAATGGCTCTAATTCATGATGTAGAAGAGAGCCTGACTGGGGATATAATTTATAGTATTAAACATCATAATCCCGATTTTTCTGGTGCTGTGGACAGGTTAAATCGAGAAATAATTAATGAGATATATTCTGGGAATGAGCCTTATTTGGATTTGTGGAGAGAATATAAGAGAGGAGACACGATAGAGTCTAAAATTGTTGAGATATCTGATAGGGTGTCTGGAGTATTATACATTTTAGGTGAGATGGAGATGGGAAATAGAACATTGATGCCTATTTGTAAAAAATATTTAGATTTAATTTTTGAGACGAATATTCCAGGATTACAGGATTTTGTTTTTCGTTTAGCATTGGAGATTGATCGTGTATAATACATATGCCTACAAAATGGATGATGTATTTGATCTTACTGGAATTAGGCAGTTTGTAAAGCTTTGTCATGTGTATTCGTGTCTAGAGCATATAGATAACCCAAAAATATTAGATGTGGGTTGTGGATGGGGAGAAGTAAAGGAATTTTTAGATAAAAATAGCTATCGATGCAATTATGTTTCTTTGGATATAACGAATAATCGGTTTAAAGACAATAATTTTGTATGTTTCGATCTAACAAGAGGGGAATCCTTGCCATTTGCTAATTCGGAGTTCGATGTAGTTTTGATGTTAGACTCTCTTCAAAATATCGAAATCGAGTCTGGTAAGAGAGCTATCTCTGAGATTTCTAGAGTTTTAAAACAGGGTGGTGTCGTTTGTATCTCCACTCGGAATTCTTTAATGAAAGCGGATGAGGACTCCGAGCATCACCTGGTAAGATGGAATATATTGGAGTTATTGGCCACTATTAAAGAGAACTTTTTGTATGTGTCTAGAGTGTATGGAGTGAATTATGGATATAATGAGAAGGAGGTGATTAGCGATAATGGGGGTAATCCTTTAGTAGACTTTCTTCCAGATAGATTTTTTAGAGTTTTGTGTGGAGTCTATGATTGGAAGAAATGCAAGTGTGTTATGGTGGATTGTATAAAGTGATAATAATTATTGAGGGTATCGATGGATCGGGGAAAACTACTCTTGCTGAAGGTTTGTCCAAATATTATTCTATTCCAATATATAAGTCTTTTGGGGTTAATAGAGAATATTTTCCAGAAGGGAATAGTTATGGAATTGAGGATGCGTGGAAAAAGGGGATAGTTGATTTTTCTGTGGCGGATTTTATTCGTCAGGTTCTGGTGAATGTAATTTTAGATAGATCTATTTTGAGTTGCTATTCTTATGGTAGGGATAACGATAGGTATTTAGTGGATAGATGGTGGGAGGCTATGCCGAAAGAAGAAGTTTTAATAATTTTTTTATATGCCGATGATGTGAATGTCCTGCAGAGTAGAGCTAAGAATAGAAAAATTTGTGGAGTAGATTTTACCGATCTTAAGGAAGCTCAAAGTAGATATTTTAGCATTTTCTCCCTCCTTAATGGGATAAAGGAAAAAGTTTTTATGATACGGACGGATAATTGTTTGTCGGATAAAGTTTTTGAATTGGCTAAAAATAAGGTAGACGAATTGTTAAAGCAAGGAGAAAAAAAATATGATTAATGTTCACCCTAAAAGCTTTTTCGGCGATACCTATATTTTGGATAGTGAGGGTCGAACTATTTTGGACATGATGTCTGGATCTGGAGTATATTTTTTGTGGAGATACGGAGATAAGTTTTGGCAAAATTTTAGGGAAGACAATCTTAATGCTCAGAATTTTTATGTTACAGATGATAAGCTTGAAGTAGTAGGTAAGCTTTCTAAGATAACAGATTTTCCGAATGTGTTTTTAGTTTGTTCGGGATCGGAAGCCAATGATGCAGCAGTAAAACTTTCTTTTAAGTATCACAGACAAAAAGGGGAAAGAAGGGACAAGGTTTTATACGCCATGGGGTGCTATTTTGGGAGGACATTTGGAGCAGTTCGATGCTCTCAGGAAAATTATCATGATTTTCTTCCACAGGATGATGTTTTTATTCCATTTCAATTTAATTCTGTTCCTAAGATTGTTCCATGGGAAAGGGTTTCGGCGTTGATTCTAGAGTATTTACCTTCTAGGAAATTGGAATTCTGGGACAATGAGGTTATAAAAGAAATTGTAGACTATTGTAAGAGGTATGATGTCAATGTTATAGTTGATGAAATTAAGTGTGGTTTGGGACGAATGGGGAAAATTTTTGGATATTCCTATTGGAAGGATGCTATGGAGTTTGTTCCTGATATTGTAACGTGTGGGAAACCTCTAGGTGCTGGGTTTCCGCTTTCTGCTATTCTGTCTAGTTCAAAATTTTCCGATGTTATAGATTATAGGTGGCATTCGTCTACGTATGGAGGGATGCCATTTATTTCCAGAATAGCCTCTAGGACAATAGATAATCTTACGTTGGAAACTATTGAGGAGATCTCCCAATTTGGGAGGGTAGCTTTGGATAACTTGAAAAATATCGAAGGTATAAGATTTTGTGGATGTGGAAAGTATTGGATTATTTTTGTTCCAAATGCTGATATTGTCCATAAGAAACTTCTGAATAGAGGGATATTAACTTATAATATTAATAAAGAGAATATTTCATTATTACCGAATTTGTGGTTTAATTGCGATCATTGGAGTGAATTTGTAAAGAATTTTGAGGAGGTTTTAAGTGAAGTTAGGTAATGTGGTATGGATTACTGGTGCTGGAAGTGAAAATGGTTTGGGATATGCAATTGCTGAGGAGCTAGAGATCGAGGGATATGGAACTGAAAGATTTGACAAAAAAATTGAGGGAGGTGCTATTGGACATGTTCTAGACATAACCGACGAATACGCTGTGGAGAAAGCATTCGACTCTCTAGAGAAACCATTTGCTATTGTAAATTGTGCAGGAGTAAATATTACTGGAAAGTTTTTGAGTTATTCTTTGGAGAATTTGAGAAAGACCTTTGAAGTAAATGTATTTGGTAATTTTATCTTTACAAAGGCATTTGTGGAGGCTACTTTAGAATATGATGCTCCAAAGTATATAATAAATATAGGTAGCGATAGTGCTAATACTCCTAGAACAAATTCCTTTGCATACTGTGCTAGCAAGGCTGGTATACAGATGTTTACTCGATGTTTCTCTAGAGACTTAGCCAGTATGGGATATCGCACGATTGAACTTGATCCTAGTTTAATATTAGATACAAATATGGACATTTATATCAATAACGAAGCAGCTAGGATTCAAGGACAGACGGAGGAGCAGATTAAGAGGTATCGTATGTCAAAAGTTCCTATAGGACGATTTGCCACTACATGGGAGCTTGCTAAATGGATTCCCTTTATTTTAAAGAATGGCGAGTATGCTAATGGATCTTGCATTAGGGTTACTGGAGGGGTTATTTAATTGCAAGTTGATCAAGTTTTGGATATGGATGCTATTGATATGATTAATAGTCTTCCAGATGGATCTATCGATTTGGTGATTGCTGATCCTCCATTTCTTTCTCAGAAGGGTAGTAAAGATAGGTATAATAGAGGTTTTTCTGGGGATAAGGATAAGTATTTGGAGTGGTGTGATATTTGGATGGAGGGATGCTCTAGAAAGTTGAAAGAAACGGGAAGTATGTATACCTTTGGTGGGATTGGGATTTGGTATTTTTATGTAATTTTAGAAAAGTACATGATATATCGCAATCATATTGCATGGATTAAGAGGAATAGTATGATTGCTGTTCCCCAGTTGAGAAATTGGTTTTCGAAAGATGAGTTAATTCTTTATTTTACTAAAACCAATAAGTATATTTGGAATCCTATATATAAGGAATACGGAATAATGGGAGCTACTACTTGGCAGGATATTCCTGTGATAACGAAGAGAATGAAGGAGTCTGTCTGTCATCCATCACAGAAACCTTTGACTTTGTTGGAAAAATTTGTTAAGGCTAGCACGAATGCTGGAGATCTGGTGCTTGATCCATTTTGTGGATCTGGAAGTTCTTTGGTAGCAGCAAAAAAGCTTGGGAGGAATTATCTGGGATGTGATATAGTTCCAGAGTATACGGAAATTGCAAGGAGGAGATTGGGTGGACTGCCTTTATAATGAAGGATGGAGAATGTGCTAGTGGGTTGTGTATAAGGGTTGTTGGAGGAGTTATATGGTGGATTGATGGAATGCCTTAATTGTGGAATAGAAATAAATACAAAAAAATAAGAAGTTTTGTTCAGTTAAGTGTCGTGGCTTGTGGATGAGAGGCAAAACAAACGAAGAAATATTTGGAACAGATCTAGCGAGCAGAATTCGTAGCAAGCAGTCCGAAAAAGCAATGGGAAGACCTAGCAAATTAAAGGGTAGAAAGTATGAAGAAATTTACGGAGAGCGGAAAGCCATAGAGTTAAGATCCAAGAAGTTTAGAAATGTAGATCGTCATAGAAACAAAGGCAAAACTTATGAGGAAATGTATGGGATCGAAAAGGGTAAAGAACTTAGAAAGCTGCGATCTAGACAGAGAATAGATCTTAATAGAATAATAAGAAAAAAAGCTAGAAAATCCAGAGAGGGGTCTAGTAATAGAAAAGGAATCTGGGGTGAGTGCAAAAAGGTTGTGGTTTGCGACAAATGTGGTAGGGAGATTAATACTAGAGGATATCCTAACCACGTTAAGAAGCACTCTAGAGGTCGGGAACCCCATAAATGTTTGAACCCAAATTGCAGCAATGCGGTTGAATGGGGAAATGGTTGTTGTAGTCGCAGATGCTCCTCAATTGTTAGATGTATGAATTTAGGGAAAGAAAAAATGAGCGAAATGAAAAGAAGGTCTATGATAGAACATCCCGAAACGTGTTTGGCTAAGCTTACAGGGGGAATGGGTAGGAGCAAGACTCACATTTCTTTTCCTCAAAGAAGATTATTTGAGGTTGTAAGCAAAATAATTGGAGGAGTTGAACTAAATTATTCAGTTAATACAGGTAAAACTGTAAGGTACTTAGATGTTGCTGTTATAGGAAAGAAAATCGATTTTGAGTATGATGGGGAACAATTTCATAAAGATAGGGTAGAAAGTGATAAGAAACGGACAGAGGAACTGAATTTTTTGGGATGGAAGGTATTTCGTATCACTAAAAAGGATAATTTTGAGGAAAAAGTTTTGTCCGTTTTAAGGGAGGTGATGTAAAAATGAGCGAATACGTGGACTGTCATCTTCACAGTACATATTCGCTACTTTGACTTGATGCATTTGGTACACCTCTTCAAATAGCAGAAAGAGCAAAAGAGCTTGGCAGGAAGGCTATGGCTATTACCGATCATGGAATGGTAAGTGGCATAGTCAAATTTAATAGAGCCTGCATAAATAATGGAATTAAGCCTCTTCTCGGCTGTGAATTTTATACTGTTTCTGATGCATCTGATAGATCTAGCTCAGATCGTAATCATTTAACCATCATTGCTAAGACTCAAGAAGGTTATGAAAATTTAATGAAATTGGTTACTGCAAGCTGGAAGCATGGATTTTATTATAAACCTCGAATTGATTCTAAAATGCTTCTAGATCACAACAAGGGATTGATAGTTATGAGCGGATGTTATTCGGGATCTTTGTGCCACGCTTTTAGAGAAGAAAATTTTGATAAAGCCAGAAAAATAGCAAGTAACTTTAGTAGAGTATTCGATGGTGACTATTATTTGGAGATGCAGCCGTTAGAGCTAACATATGAATACAATAAGTTTGTCCAGGAACTATCTAGAGATTTGTCAATAAAAATGGTCATGACCAATGACACCCATTTTGTTAGAAAGGGACAGGATAGACTTCAGAGGATACTTCATCTAGTTAGAGGGACAGATGAGACCAAATCATCTACCATCGATACCTTGTATCCTCTAGATTCAAAGGAACTCGATGAAGTTTTGTCAAGATTTCCAGGAATAAATTGGGTAGAGGCTGTGAATAGTACTTTTGAAATAGCCAATAAGGCTAATGTAGAGATACCAAAAACTCCAATGGTGAAATATCCAGAGGGAGAGAATAGTAATGCTATATTATCCGAAAGATGTTATTTGAGCGAAAAGTGGAGAAGGCTAAAAGATGATCCCGTGTATCAGAAAAGGCTCAAGTATGAGCTGGAAATTGTTATAAAGAAAGATTTTAGTTCATATTTTGTGCTAATTAACGATATATGCAAGTATATGCATAAGAACGAAATATTAGTTGGTCCTGGGAGAGGGTCGTCTGGAGGAAGCTTAATCTGTTTTTTGCTTGATATTATCCAAATGGATCCAATTAAGTATGATTTAATGTTTGAGAGATTTCTTGATTTGAATCGTATGGATTATCCTGACATTGATATGGATATTCAGCCATCTAGAATTCCAGAAGTTAAAAAATATGTAAAAGAGATATTTGGAGAGGACAGAGTAGCCAGTATTGCAACATTTTCGGAGTATAGAGGCAAGAATATAATTGATGATTTAGGTAGAATTTATAAAATTCCCCATGCTGATACGAATTTATTTAAAAGTAGAATTATCCAATATTCAGATGCTGATGCTAGATATAGCTTTGGAATAGAAGACACTATTGCTAAATTTCCAGAGGTGCAAAGGGTTGTAGAAAATCATCCGGAGCTCAAAGTGGCGGTTGAGATGGAGGGGCAGTTCCGCCATATGGGACAACATGCAGCTGGAATTGTGGTAAGCGGACAGCCTCTTTACAAATCATCGGCAGTTTATCTAAATAGAATAGGGGAGGATTTAATTAGTTGGGATTTAAAGGACTTCGAGGAGTTAAATCTTCTAAAAATAGATTTGTTAAAGCTCCAAACTCTCGATATACTTAAAAAGATTCTTGATTTAATAGGCTGGAAACCTCGAGATTTGTATAATTTGCCATTAGATGATCCGAAAGTGCTCCAAGCATTTAAAGATCTAGACATGCTTGGGATATTCCAGTTTGATGGTTATTCTGCATATTGGGTGTTATCTCAGGTGGATATAAAGAGTATTGATGATCTCGCCCATGTTAATGCTTTGGGGCGTCCAGGACCAATAACTTCTAGGGCTGCGCATAGATTTATTAAAGCTCAAAGAGGTATAAAGGAGGGGAATGAAATTCCAGAGCTAGAGAAGTTTACCTGGAATACTGGAGGAGAGGTTATTTATCAAGAGCAGGTCATGAGTATCGTTAGGGAGCTTGCTGGTTTCTCATGGGAGGATGCAAGTAAGATAAGAAAGATTATTGCAAAAAGTCTTGGAGTTGAAGGATTTAATAAGTTTGGGAAGCAATTTGTTGAAGGCTGTAGTAAGAATAATATTGATCCGGAGATATCCCAGACAATATGGGACAGATTGTCCGTTTTCGGATGTTTAGCGGGGAATACTCGGATATATATAGATAAAGTGTGGTCTAAAAAAGTAGAGAAAAGAAATTTTAAGACAATTAAACAGATTTATGAAGATCAAGGAAGGGGAATTGTTCATGAAATCCCCACAATAAACATTAAAACTGGAAAAGTTTTTTTGAAGAAACCAATATCTATAGTATATAGTGGGATTAAATCTACTTATTACATGAGGACGTTGCGGAGTGGAAGAAGTAGAACAAGAGTAATTAGATGCACCAAGGATCATCAGTTTTTAGTCTCAGATGGATTTTGGAAATCTTTGAAAGAAATCAAAACTGGGGATAAGGTTTATGCCAGTAAGCGCAGCTATTCTAGTTTTAATTATCAATGGTATTCTGGTATTGTGAATACTAAGAATATTAATAAAAGATTTTGTGCAAATGGAGAGGTTTGGAATAAGGGACTTGCTAAATCTGATGAAAGAGTTAAAAAGTATGTTATGAAGTCAATTGCTAGCCGCTGTAAAAGCGGAGTATTTAATAATTGGGGATATGGAGAGTGCTCTGTGGCTCTAGATGGACATTTTTGTCAATCTAGTTTTGAGCTCGAATTCGAGGATTGGATGATAAAAAATAACATTCCACATAAGAGCCATGCCCATATATTGAATTCGGCGAGAATATCGGATTACCAGATAGGGGATTGTTATATTGAATTGGATGGTATGGATCCCCCTAGAAATAAAGAGTTTTGGGATGAAAAATATAGTAATGGAGAAAGATATATTATATTGTATCCTGGGGATGATTTTGGTGGTATTCTAAAATTGGTTGATCCCATTATTCCAGAGAACTGTAATGGAGGTTATGAGGAGGTTTATGAAATAAAATATGCAGGGGATGAGGAGACATATGATGTTATTATGGAGCCTGATACTCCATTTTTTGTGGCCGATGGGTTTTTAGTCCATAATTCTTGGGCTTTTAATCGTAGTCATGCATTTGTTTATGCAGCGTTGGGATTTTACTGTATGTTTTTCAAATTATATTTCCCCAAGGAGTTTTATTTTGCTAATATATTTTATGCAGATTCTGAGGAAAAGCTAGAGCGTCTTCTTCTTAAATTTAGTGAGCATGGAAAAGTATTTTTGCCTAATATAAATAAGAGTGGAGTTGGATGGAGATACGAAAATGGGAATATATATGCAGGATTGGATTATTTAAAAGGGGTTGGAGGGAAGACAGCAGAGAGTATAGTCAAAAATGCTCCATATAAAGACTGGGATGATTTAGTGGCTAAAAATGGAAAGAGGATAGTGCGAAAGAATGTTCTAGAGCTTCTGAAGGCTAATGGTGCATTTGAGGATAGAGAGTTAGTGTCTAAGGCATTTGAGCTATTCAAAAAGTATTCTGATGGCTGTGATAAGGTTAAGGACATTGGCTGGGAGACGATTCGGAAGAATAGGGAAGTCAAGCTAGTGTGTTATATCAAAAATAGAACTTTATATAACCAGAAGCAAGAAGATGAAATTAGGGGAATAACAAAGAAGTATAAGAGTGACAATCTGGACTTTATGGTTGTGAGTCTTGAGGATGATACTGGGTTGGTAAAAGCTAAAGTAAATCCATGGATATTTCCTAGATATAGGGATGTATTGATGAATTCTAAAGAATCGGAAATATTTGGAGTAATGGGTAAACAACCGTTTGAGCAAAGAACTATATGGATAACAGATATAGTAAGATTGGAGACATTAGATGAAAGTACAGATGATTAGTTTTACTCATAATCCTCTGGGAGTAATTGCGTCTGCAAAGGGGCTAATGAGAGGAATCCACAAATATCCGAGCGATTTTACAGATGAGGAGAAGGTGTTTGAGTTTAAAGATTGTACTAAAACAGCTTTGCTTGGTCCATTTGAGTTTGCAAATTTTGTGTTTGATTTTGTTGATGTTACTCGTTCCTTTACTCATCAAATAGTGAGAACTAGAACAGCCAGTTTTGTTCAGGAGAGCATGAGATTTAGTGCCAAGGTAGGAGAACAGTTCAAATATTCAGTTCCAGACTCGGTAAGAGATATTCCTAATCAGGGGGGGACTGCATTATATCTGGGCATTATGGAGAATATTCAGAGATGTTATGAGAATTTAATTGATATTGGGATTCCAGTTGAGAATGCCCGTGGAGTTCTTCCAACAAATATTTTAACATCTATAATTATGGGGATAGATTACCGCAATTTGGTCCAAATGTGTGAGAGTCGGCTATGTCATCAGACCCAAAAGGAGCATCGGGAGGCTATGTTAATTGTAAAAGACTTGGTGATGGGAGTGGAGCCTCTTATGGGCAATTATTTGCAGCCCTCTTGTGGGCATTTTGGATTTTGTTCTTGGGAGGGAAGCTTAGATAGAAAATGTCCTCTACAGGAAGTGTATCCATTCAGAAGCGAGATTGTTGAGAATCATAAAAAGATAAAAGGAGTTTTGAAAAAGAATGGAAATGGAGGTAGTGTATAAGAGAAATAGAAATGCCATAATTTGTGGGGATTGTGTAGAGGTTATGAATAAATTTCCTGATGGGAAAATAGATTTAGTAGTGACAAGTCCTCCATATGGTAATTTTAGAGATTATAAAGGTTATTCCTTTAATTTTGAGGCTATTGCTAACCAATTGTTTAGAGTTGTTAAAGATGGAGGTGTGGTGGTTTGGATAACTGGGGATGCTACAATGGGTGGTTCTGAGACAGGAACAAGTTTTGAACAGATATTATACTTTAAAAGTATTGGGTTTAGATTGCATGATACAATGATATATGTAAAAACAGGAATTGCATTTCCATCTACCCAAGCTCATGCTAGATATCATCAAGTGTTTGAATATATGTTTGTTTTATCAAAAGGGAAACCCAAAGTGTTTTGTCCTATTTGCGATAGGGATGTAGATAGAACTATAGATTATACAAAAAAGACAAAAAGAGATGTAGATGGGAGAGTTAAAAATATGCATACTAAAAATATGGATAAGCAGATTTGGGGGAAGCGTTATAATTTATGGCAGTATTCTGCGGGAATAAATGTAAGTAGCAAAGATAAAATATCGTTCAATCATCCTGCTACTTTTCCAGAGAGGTTAGCTGAAGATCATATTTTATCTTGGAGTAATGAAGGAGATATAGTTTTAGATCCGATGTGTGGAAGCGGAACAACTTGCAAGATGGCCATGTTGAATAAGAGGAAGTTTATTGGCATTGATATTGCTAGAGAGTATTGTAATATTGCTAAAGAAAGAATCCTAAAATATGAAAAAATTTAGTTTTTGTAAGAATTGCTCTTTGATAGATAAACCTATAGTCCACGGTCAGAAGGGATCTAGAGATGATGTTGTTTTGATTGGAGAAGCTCCAGGGAGAGATGAAGTCGAAGAAGGTTGTCCATTTGTGGGTAGAGCAGGAAAACTTCTAGGTAGGATTTTATCTGATTTGGGGTATAATAAGAAGGATTTTTATATTTCGAATAGTTGTATTTGTCATCCGATCGATGAAAATGGAAATAATAGAAAACCTAGCTTGTCTGAAATTTCCTGTTGTAATGATAGGTTGTTAAGGTCGATAGAAAAGATAAGTCCTAGAGTTGTGATTTCATTGGGTGCTGTTGCATTATTCTCTCTAACTGATATAGAACCTCTAGATAAAATAGTTATGTCTAAATATGTTGGAAAAGTTCTTGATAGTAAAAATGGATATAAAGTTTTTTGTATGTATCATCCAGCTTTTATATTGAGGAATAATAATTTTGAGGATATATTTAAGAGACATTTGGGGAAGGTGTTAAGTAGGTTATGAACTGGGATAAATATTTTTTGGGTATAGCCAAAGCAGTATCGAAGAAGAGCCATTGTTTATCGGTTAAAAGAGGGTGTATTATTGTGAGAGATAGGCAAATATTAAGTGCTGGGTATAATGGTCCTCCTAGGGGCTATCCAAATTGTGATGATATTTATTCAGAATGTCCTAGAAAAACCCTAAATTTCAAGTCTGGTGAAGGGTTGTATATCTGTCCCTCTGCTCATGCAGAGGCTAATGCAATAGTTCAAGCCGCTAGAAATGGAGCGTCGGTAAATGGATCAACTTTGTATTGTAATTTTAAACAAAAGCCTTGCAGAGAATGCTCTAAGATAATCATTAATTCTGGAATAATTAAAATTGTTACTATGGGAAATCCTGTAAAGTATGATGAGAATGGATTAACAGGAGAGGATATTCTTAATACTTGTGAAATAAATGTAGTAAACGGAGAGTTGAATGTCTGAAGTGGAGTCTGTAATAAAAGATCTGAAGTCTGACAAAAAATTTAAGGATGTGATGATTTCTAAGGGGAGCAATCCAGATCTTGTAATAAAGAAGCTTCCATTCGAAGTGCCTATGCTTGATAACTTGCTTGGAGGAGGCTTGCCTATAGGAAAATATACATTGATATATGGATCGTATTCTGTAGGGAAGACATTTCTTATTCAGAAAATTATCTCATCTACTCAGAAAAAATGTATAAGGTTAGCATATATAGATGTAGATAAAAGTTATGAGCCAAGTTGGTGGAGTATTGTGGGTGTTGACATAGACAATTTGATAGTGGCTCAGCCCAATACTGGGGAGCAGGTTTTCGACTTAGCTCTCCATTTGGTGGAGTCAAAATTTGGCTTGGTGATTATAGATAGTTTAGATTTAGTAGTTCCAACTGCTGAGGTAGAAGCAGACTTTGGTAATCAGACGATGAACTTAAGCTTGTCAAGGGCAAAATTGATAAGTACGGGATTAAGAAAGATAAAGGCTGTTAATACGGATACAACTTTGGTTTGTGCCAATCATATTAGTGAAGGAATAGGTGCATTTAGTCAGTGGAAAATTCCTGGAGGAAGAGCTCAGGAAGATTTTGCAAGTGTGATGATGTGGATATCAAGGGGAGCGAATATTAAGGAGAGCGAAGTAAAGAAGAATGGTGCTGAGGATAAGAGAGTAGGATTTAATATAAAAGTGATGCTTGAGAAAGACAAAATTATGGGAAGAAGATATGACTCCTGTCAGTTGCCATTTATTTTTGAAGGTGGAATTATTGATGATGTCTCAGGACTGTTCGAGATTTGTCTATCACTTGGAATAATAAAGAAAAGCAAGTCTACATATGCATTTCTTGATCAAAATATTTTTGGGAAGCTCAATGTTAAAGAATATCTGTCTAATAATCCTGAAGTTCAGGAGGAGCTCAAAAAGCAGGTTAGAAAAATTGAGAAATATTACTAAAAAGAGATTTACTGAAGGGCAGATGCAATTACAAAAAATAATTGAGGATCTTGGTTTTGAGACCGTTTTAGAGAAACAGTTCGGAAGGTATATAATAGATATATACTTAGAGAGTGACAATAAGGGAATAGAGTATGATGGGGTTGGACATTATAAGAGAAGAGATGCAAAACGTGACAAGTACTTGAAAGATAATTTTGGTATAGATATTTTGAGGATTGCAGATTTAGACGATCCAAAGTTAGAAGATAAGATAGTTAGATTTTGTGAGACATAGTGGTAAATAAAGAGTTTTCGAGGAATAGATGATAAAAACAGTAAGTAATAGTAGTGTAGGGTTATGGCTGAAATGCCCTAAGGCGTGGGAGTTCAGATATGTGAAAGGATTGAAAATACCACCTTCTGGGGCTCTTGTACAAGGTTCAAGTTATCATGGAGCGTTGAAGGAGAATTTCTCTTTTAAGCTAAAAAATGGGAAAGATATGTCTATATCAGATGTTCTTGATGCGTATGATACTTCATGGAATGAGAGACTCAAAGGAGATGATTTAGGCAAGGATGAATCAGAAGAAGCAGGCGGAAGTGAGGTAGATTGGGGAGGTAGACCTCCAGATATGTTGAAGGATGAAGGGGCTAAATTAGTAAAAGTCTATCATAAACAGTATGCGCCGGCTATCATGCCTTTAGGGGTAGAATTATATAGAGAAAAGCCTCTAATAGAAGGAGTGAAATTCATTGGCTATCTCGACTTAGAGCTTGAAGATAAAATTATTGACCATAAATTAAAAGGCAAAATGATATCTCAAATAGAGGCTGATAAAGATACCCAGCCTCTCTCTTACTGCTTTTTGTCTGATAAAATGGATTTTGACTATCATGTAGCTATAAAAAAGAAAGTGCCTGAGATTCAGATCCTTACTGTCAAGAGGAAAACAGCAGAAGATATTGAGTGGTGGAAGAATATGGTTATTGATATTGTAAATAATATTAAAACAGGGATATTCCCACCAAATCCGACCTCCTGGTTGTGCAGTGAGAGGTGGTGTGGGTATTGGCCGAAATGCCATGCCTCTAGAGAGTAATTTTTAAATGAAATATAAAACCTTAGTAGTAGACTCTCCATGGCAATATAACAATAGAAGAACCGGTGGTAGCATGAGTTCAGGTTCTGTCCAGAAGTATGAGGTGATGTCCCTTACTAATATTTGTAATTTACCTGTTCGTAATGTTATGGAGAATGATTCTGTGTGCTTTTTATGGTGCACAGTGCCATTAGTACAATATGGATTTAGAGTATTGGAGACTTGGGAGTATCAATACAAAACAATGCTTTTTTGGAAGAAGTCTAATTGGGGAATGGGCTTTTGGTTTAGAGGCCAAGTAGAAATTTGTCTTTTAGGAATTCATGGTAAAATTAAACCATTCAGATATCAGAAGTCTAATTGGTTTATAGGCAAGAATAGAGGGCATTCACGAAAGCCGGAAGAATTTTTTGCTCTCATTGAGCCTGTGGCAGAACTGCCTAGATTAGAGTTATTTGCTTCTAATAATCGTAATAATTGGACTTGTATTGGTTTAGGGGCCAATGGACAGAGAGTTGAGGATTTTTTATTGAATAGTGAGGTGTAAGTGAAGATACTTGGATGCGACTGTAACAGTAGATCTATTACCTGTGCTCTTATAGATACCGAGGTAAAAAATATTACTACATTTGAGGTGATAGGTGGGGATAAGAATGATTACAAGCAAAGAGTGAAGAATATGCTGTTTGAGTTCAATGGCCTGATTAAACGAATTGTTCCCGATGTTGTGTACATTGAACAAGCAGTGATGCTTCAGAATGTCAAGACAACATTAATGATTGATGGAGTAGTGTCAGTTGTTAGGGACTGTTGTATATTAAATAATATAGTATATGAAATAATAGATAACAAGTCTTGGAAAAAATCTGTTATTGGAAATGGCAAAGCTAGTAAGGAAGAAATAATGGAATTTGCTAGGCTTAAAGGTGGATGCAAAATTACTTCTCAAGATGTGGCAGACGCTATTGCTATTGCTACTTTTGGATTGCTGAGATTAGGCTAATAGTTTTTATGCTCAATGTGATATAATTAAATTAACGGAGGAACAATGGATAAAATTAAATATGGCTTTTATTCACATTCTATTCGCGACAGTTTAATTTATTGTAATGTTGAGGTTACTCCGATTTTAGAGATAATAGGTCCAAGAGGTAAAATAACAATGTGGGGTAAAGATATTGATAATCAAGTAGAAGCTATAAGAAGTTTTATGGAATGGCAAAATTTATATAGTTAAAAAGGACAATTTGGCAGAGAAATGGAAATAAAAATAAATATGGTGCCAGAACTTTCTCCAATAGATAGTGGTGGAGGCTGCTGTACTATTGGTGTAGATATCGAGGTAGATCCATTATCTCATCCTAAGACACAGCAGAAAGTAGTTGTTCATGAGGTATTAGAAGCTACAATAGGCTATGTAGTGCCGCATGATAACATAGAAAGAATAGCGGAATTGATAATGGATGGGTTGGAGCAACTGGATATACTGAGGAGTGAGTAGATAGTAGATGTGGACGAAATGTTAGAAAAAATAGTAGAGGTCTCACGAGATTAAAATCTTTGTTATAAGGAGGACTAATGAAAATAGTTATCAAACAAGATGAACTGACTGTAGCTGCCGAGACGTTATCATATCAAATTCCTTTCTCTAAGGCCAAGAGGTGTCGCTTTTGTAAATCAGATGCTCCATTATTTATGTTAGTAAACGATGATAAGGGTGAGCTGGTTACGCTAAGACCTGATGATGTCAGAGTTTGGCCTCATGATTGCTCTACAATAGCAATATATTTTTGTACTAACTGTGGCAGGATGAAGGCTACCTGGAATCAAGGCTAATATAAATTAATCTCGTGAGATGTGGATAAAGTTTATTTTGAGTGAATAATGTCAAGAGATAAGATGTCAGATGAAGAGTTGAGAGCATTTGCTATATCTAAAGTAGCCTCTTTGGCAGCAAACAAAGATGGAATATATAGCATTACTAAAGTGATAGCTGATTCTGTAATAATAATGGAGTTTATTAGAAAAGGTAAGATAGGTAATTTGAAAGTTGTAGAGGATTATGATGGATGTGCAGAAGAGGCATAGATCGCATATATCACATAAACGTATCCGAGCTGAAGGTTGGACAAGCCTCCCTCAGCGGTCGATTCGGGAAGATACATATTCTATGATTGAGGAGGGTAGTAAGGCATTTATGGCTGATAATTATTATTCTTGGAGTACTACTGAGGCGGCTAGTACCTTTTTTGCCGAGTCTTCGACTACAGCTGCTTGGCCACCCACAAAGATTTATTCAACGTGGACAACTAACTGGCCACAGGTGGCTCTTCAGGGAAATATTAAAGAAGGAGGTAGCATAAGAGAACAATTTAAGGACTTGGCACAGAAAATTATCGCAGAAGGAGGTGATAAAGTGGAAATGCGAACATTGTTTAAGGTCTATGTTGTTGATCCTAGAAAGGGAGGCAAGATTCTTATGAATGGCGAACCTGTTATTGCTGCTAATGAGAATCAAGCAATGCTTAAAGTGGGTGTTGCTAAAGTTGCTGGAGATGTAGATCTAGATATCGAGCAAGTTGATGTCTATGTAGAGGAAGTAGCAACATTCATTAGGCCTAGAAAAGAGACAGGAAAAGTTAAAATAGTAAAGGACGAGGAAGACTAGGAGCTGTGGGCTGGGAGGGGATTGTTTTAAATCTCTTCCCAGCCTTTTAAGGAGATACAACATGAAGAAAGAAACAATAATTGCGTTGGTGCTCGACGAAACGGGTTCGATGGCGAATAAGCGTGAGGAAACTATTGCAGGAGTAAATGAATATTTTGATACTATTCAAGAGAAGAATACTAAAGTATTAATTACCCTTGTAAAGTTCAGCTCTGAGAAGTACGAGGTAATGTGTTCTAATATGCCTGTAAAGAAAGCACCACGCTTGTCAAATAAAAACTATATCCCAAATGGAGGTACACCATTATTTGACTCTGTAGGTAAGACTATAAGGACAATAGAAGCAGAGTGTGCTGGTAAAGGAACTTCTCCAGCTGTGCTGTGTGTGATTGTTACTGATGGTGAAGAGAATGCCTCTGTGGAATATACTCGTGAGCGTATTTTTGAAGTGATAAAAGAGAGAGAAGATGCTGGTTGGAATTTTGCCTATCTTGGAGCTAATCAAGACGTCTGGACTACTGGAGTAGGAATTGGTGTAAGAGGGACAAGTACGATGAATTTTGCTGATTCCGGTGGTGGAATGGTGCTGGGATTAGCAAATGTAGCGGCTGCTTCTAATGCGTATTTAGATAATGATTCTACATTGTCATGTGGGGCAGGGTACTTCCAGAAGAGTTCTGATTGGTATACTGATACGGATGTAAAGCTGTATCAATCTAGAATTGAAGATAGAATAAAGAAGAGTAAAGATAAATAGAAATTATTAGGAAGGCTGCCTCTATCTAGATCAACAAGCTTAGAGGCAGTCATTATAATGGAGGGGTATTGATGTGTGCTAACTGGTCACAGAATGCGATAACAGTTTTAGAACATAGATATTTAATTAAGGATAGAAAAGGAAATATTATGGAGACTCCTGACGGAATGTTGGCCAGAGTAGCTAAAGCAATTTCTGAAGCGGAACTTGATAATAACAAGTCTATGTGGAATGATAGATTTCTGAGCATAATGGATAGCTTGGAATTTTTGCCCAACAGTCCATGTTTAATTAACGCTGGTAGAGAGCTTCAACAACTTTCGGCATGCTTTGTTTTGCATCCGATGGATTCAATTGAATCTATAATGAACACTGTTAAGTATACCGCCATAATCCATAAATCTGGTGGTGGGGTCGGTTTGTACTTTTCTAATATTAGACCTGCTAATAGTGTGGTGAAATCAACTTCTGGCGTAGCTAGTGGACCGATTTCATTCATGAAGATATTTAACATGAGTACGGAAGTGATCAAGCAGGGAGGCGTCCGGCGTGGAGCAAACCTTGGGCTGTTGAAATGCACGCATCCCGACATTTTTGATTGGGTGAGATGTAAAGAAGATTTAACTCAATTTCAAAGTTTTAACCTATCTGTATCTGTAACGGACGAATTTCTTGAGGCCGCTAAAGAAGACTCTACTTTTTATTTAAAAGATCCTTATACTAAAGAAAGGCAAGCAATAAAAGCAAAAGAATTGTTCGATTTAATTTGTTATGAGGCTTGGCTGACTGGCGAACCTGGTTTAATTTTTATAGACACAATTAATAGAAAGAATTTTACGCCATGGTTAGGACCGATGGAGTGTGTGAATCCATGTATTGCTGGCGATACTTTGATATCTACTACTAAAGGCAAAGTGGCGATAAAAGATCTTGTAGGCAAAAATCCTTTGGTATTTTGTACTGATGGAGAAGAGATCCATATTAGAAGAGCTTTCGATATTAGAAAAACTGGTAGGATGAGGAAAGTATATAAATTAACCACGAAAGGATTTATTAGTGGAAATAGTACTAGGAGGGAAATTGTAGCCACAGGGGATCATTTATTTATGTTATATGATGGAGGATACAAAAAGTTGGAGGATCTTAGAGAAGGAGATAGGCTTTTGCCCTTTTATCAGATGGTAAGAAATTCTAAGGGCTATAGAAATATTCGCGATATAAATAATAAGGTCAATGGAGAGGCCCATTATGTTTGTAAATATTTTCATGGTGCTCCTAGCGATAATCAAATACCTCATCACAAGGATGGTGACAAGACTAATAACGATCCAGACAATCTCGAGTGGGTTGATAATAGCGAGCATAACAGGTTAAAAATGATTGGAGAAAATAATCCTATTCATAAATTGACAGAAGAGGGAAGGAATCCTTTTCAAAGGAATGGTTTTGTTTCGGAAATGAATAAGATAACATGGCAAGATGATACTATTAGGGCTAGAAGAATTAGTGGTATTAAAAGAGCTCATGAGAGAATGGGCCATAAAGTTCATAATCATAAAGTTGTGACTGTAGAGTTTTGTGGATATGAAGATGTGTATGATATGAGAGTTCCAGATTTCCATAATTTTGCTGCCAATGGATTGTTTGTCCATAATTGTGGTGAGCAAAATTTGTATGCCTGGGAATCTTGCAATTTAGGTTCTATTGATATTTCAAAATTTGTTGTAAATGAAAAAGTAGAGTGGGATAGATTGTCTGAAGTTGTCGAAATAGCAGTACGCTTTTTAGATGATGTAATTGATGTAAATAATTATCCGCATATAAAAATTAGGAGAAAAACTCTTCTTACCAGGAAAGTTGGCCTAGGAATAATGGGATGGGCTGACGCCTTGATAAAATTAGGGTATAGGTATGATAGCAATAAAGCTATTAAATTAGCTAAGAAATTAATGATGAATATTCGTGAAGTAGCTCACATAACCTCTAGAGATTTAGGCAAAGAGAAAGGTTTTTGCTTTGATAAATTAAAAAGAAGAAACACAACTTTGACTACCCTGGCGCCCACCGGATGCCAAGTAAAAGATAATGTCATTATTACATCAGAAGGAAATAAATCGTTGAGAGATATATTAGAAGATAATAAAATAAATTATTATAGTGTGGAAAAAGTTGGTAAGAAGAGATGGTTTGATATAAAAGATATTTCTTTGCCTACTAATAAAGGCCAGGCTGTCTCCAATAAAATATACTATAATGGATTTGCCAAAGTGAAGAGGATTGTTTTTGAGGATGGTGGTGAATATGAATTTACAGAAAATCATCCATTATTAATTAATAGAGATGGGGCAGAGATGTGGATTTGTGTTGGAGAGTTAAAAGAAGGAGAGAATATTATTAAATTTAATGAAGTATTTGAGACGAGGATAGCAAAAATTGAAGATAATGGGTATAAACATACTTGGGACATTGAGGTGTTGCCTTCGCATTGTTATTTATTATCAAATGGATGTGTGTCGCATAATACTCTCAGTATATTAGCAGATTGTTCTAGTGGAATTGAGCCTCTATTCGGTAAAAGTTTTACTAAAACGGTTCTTAATGGCACAGTTTTAGACATGAGTAGTAAGTATAAAGGAGTGGCGAATGATCTTTTAGTAACTGCGCATGATATTCCAGTAGAAAAGCATATAGAGATGCAGGCGGCCTTCCAGAGTTATGTTGATAATTCCGTCTCGAAAACAATAAATTTACCGAATAAAGCCTCTGTTGAGGATGTCAGAAAAGCCTTTTTGTTAGCCCATGAATCGGGATGCAAAGGGATAACAATTTTTAGAGATGGCAGTAGAAAAGGACCAATAGAAGCTACCACAGAGGGTGCTCTTTATGAGTGTGAGAATGGAAAATGCCCTATTTAGACGGAGAAAAAGAAGGGGAAAAGCAACGTGAATGAGTCTTGTTGGATAGATAAAAGCTATATATGTAATTGTGATATGGATAGATGTTTTGAATGCAATATATTTATTAATCATTTTTCTATAATTACCTTTTGTAATGTAATGAATTGCTTGCATAATAGAACATTACCCATGAAGAAGATAGTAGAATATCATAGAGCATATACTCCTCTAAGTAATGATGCTGGCTATTCTGGAGTGTGTACTAGACGTGAAATAGGGATAGAAGAAAAAGTTCACAATGATAGAAATTATGATTATAAATATAGAGCTTGTCAACTCTATTCTAATAAGAAGGTTAGTGGACATATGGACTGGAGTCGTCTACCACAAGGCGGGGCGTTGGATAGTGGGAAATATCCGGAGGATATGTGAAAAGAGAGACAGGCAAGAAACATAAGAGATATCTAGTCAAAGATAGACTTAAAGCTAAAAGATTATTTTTGCAAGGATATAATTTTTATCAGATAGCTAAGATCATATCTGAAGATACTAAACAGCCATGCCAATCCAGAATAGTGACATTGTGGGCCAAGAAGGGTGGGTGGAAAGAGGAAAAGGAAAAAATGCTTGTAAGAGTAAATGAAGAAGTTACTGTTGCAGCAGAGAATGACCTCATTAAGAGAAGTGAAGAGCAGAGGAATGCCTATAGGAAAATGATTGAAAGAGGTCTGGAAGAACTCACTGCTGGTGTAGTTCAGGTTGATAAAATGACGGAAATTGTTCAATTAATAAATACAGGTATTTTAGGTGAAAGGCAAATAAATGCAGGGTTAGTCTCTTGGAAGTATATTGAGGCGGTAATTACTGCAATAAGTGAAGAAGTACAAGATGAGGGCATACGTAGAAGAATTGCGAAACGATTACAGGGACTCACAACAGAATATCTCTCAATATAAAAATAGTACTGTTATGGCTCTATGTACGAAATGTAAATACTTGGATTTCCTGGCTGTTTCTGATAAGGGAATAGAATGTGATCGCTCATATTATACTATTGAGGATAAAGTGCCGTTCTATAAATCTTATTTTGAATTTACAGATGAGCCAATTATTTATCATAAATGTGGAGGAAAAGTCCGATTAATAAAGTGGAGCTAAAAAATCTTCCATTTGAAGAAGCTCTTGCGTATACTAGTTCTATGCTATTAAAGACTGTTGCGGGTGAGCAGACTGGTATTACTCAGGAACAAAGAGACTATTATAAAACAAGGCCAGTAGAGTTTTCTCGAGAAATGCTTGGATTTGATCCGTATGATAAGCAAGAGCTCATTATGAACAGTGTAGCTAATAATGAAAGGACTACTGTAAGAAGTGCCCACGGTTTAGGAAAAAGTTGGGTAGCTGCCCAATTAGTTCTGTGGTTCATTACTTGTTTTAAACCCTCTACTGTTGTCACAACTGCTCCTAGAGCAAAACAAGTTCGTGATATATTATGGAGAGAATTAAATTCACAACATGCAAGGGCAAAAACTCCTTTAGGTGGGAAGATGCTCCAAATGAATTGGGAGATGAGTCGTGAAGTAAAATGGTTTGCAACTGGCTTTACCACAGAGGAGCACAATATGGATGCCTTCCAAGGTTTTCACAATGAAAATATTTTGGTAGTAATTGACGAAAGCTGTGGGGTTGTTACCAATATATTTAATGCTGTTGAAGGCCTATTATCATCTGGCCAAACAATTAGATTGCTTCTTATTGGCAATCCTACAAATGAAGCTACTGAGTTTGGCAAAAGTTTTAAGTCCCCATTATATACTGCAAAATTAAATTTGTCGGCTTTTGACTGCCCTAACTTTGTTAATTACGGAATAACCTTAGAGGATTTTAAAAATGATACTTGGCAGCAAAAAATTACTGGCCCTATTCCACGACCATATTTAACTAGTCCTCAATGGGTTGCTGGGAGAGTTTCCTCTTGGGGGATAGACCATCCATTATTTCAAGTAAAGGTACTTGGCAATTTTCCTGATGAAACAGAGAATTCCTTTATAGCGTTATCTTGGCTTGATGATGCGTATAAATCAACTTTGCAACCAGATGGGCTAAAAGTCCTTGGAGTAGATGTGGCTGGTCTCGGGAGAGATGAGTCAGTAGCGACTTTTAGACATGGAGATGTTGTAGTGGAGCAAAGAGTGTGGGGGCAGAGAGACCCTATGGAGAGTGTAGGTGTAATAGTTAATTTGATCAGAGAATTGGAGCCTGACGTTGTTAATATAGATGCTATAGGTGAGGGATCCGGAGTGTATTCTAGACTGAAAGAATTGGGCTATGAGGTCAATGGCTTAAAGGGAAGCAATGTGGCGGATAATTCGACTGAATATTACAATTTTAGATCTGAGTTACACTTTAAATTGCGTAAAAAACTACGTGATAGGACTATAAAGCTTCCACAGGAGGATTCTCTGACTGAAGAAGCTACTAGCATTAAGTTAGATAAATTGACTAGTAAAGGGCAGCAGAAGGTTGAGAATAAAGAGGACTTTAAAAAAAGAATTGGCAGAAGTCCTGATAGACTAGATTCATTAACATTGACAATGTGCGAGAGGGTGCAGGAGAAGATATCTGTTGCTGGTGATTTATTCTCGAGCTTTACCGGAGGGACGTCTGAAGTAGTTTCTTCCGACAGATTTTCCAATCTAGAAAAATCTCTTACACCATTGACCGAGGCTGTACCGGGAATTTATAATACTGACAATTTATTATATAATAGAAATAAGGTATGTCCACGGTGTGGACATTCTGAAGGACTAGTATTCTATAAAGATACTGCCAAGTGTTTGATTTGTAATATTAATGTGGAGGTTCAATAATGCCATCAACGTTGGGAAGTGATTTGTCAAATTTACCTACTAGATACGCCGTTTCTTATGAGGCGATAACTAAAACTTGGAGAATAATTGATGTTAAGCATCCAGAATTATCTAAAGTTCCAAATATTAATCTTATGGAGATGGATACTGACATTCCAGACGATCATCCAGCAGTTACTGTAATTAATGAGACAATGTTTTGGCTGCTTGTATCTGAGGCTATTAAAGAGGGGGTCTTAAATCAATCTGTTGCAGGTGTTTCTGGAGAAGGCAGGAGAAATTCTGATAGTGTATTAGCAGAAGACTTTAATAAAGTTATTGATGAGCTGGCGAGAGAGAAATTAGAAAATGAGAGGCTTGTAAAAGAGCTCTCAGATACGAAAGATAAATTTCAAGGTCTACAGGGTTCAGAAGAGTTCAGGTTGAAGAAAGACATAATACAATCACTTACTCGTTTAGCCTTGGCGGAGGATATTAATGAGACTAGGAGAATACCTTAAAAATTACGAGGAAGGACCTAATGAACAGAGGAGACTTGATGGGTTAATAAATTTCTTTGACTTCATTAGTAAATCAGAAGAAAATACTGGTCGTTTAGCTACTCTTGGTGTTGACACCTTGGTTAATTCTTGGGTGAGACAGCAATTTGCTTATAGAGAGCAGCTTCTTGAAGATTTAAACATAATTGCGCATACCATAAGTGAAGTGGCTTCTCCATTATTACATCTTAGAAATGAAGTGTTCAGAAAAGGTCTTACTTGGGAGCCCAAATTTGGAAAGAAATGTAAGGATTGTGGAGAAGAGCATGAAAATATTGTGGAGGAATGCGACAAATGTCATTCTAAAAATTTGAGAGACCCAGATAAGGGCCAGTTAGATGTATTTAAGACATTTGTTTCTGACTGCAACTGCTTCGATGAGGATATGGAATCCGTGCTAAAGCAGATGCATTTATCTGTAAATTCTCTTGATGATGCCTTTCTTTATATAGGAAAGGAGTATATGCAGAAGAAACCTTCTGACCCTATACGTTCGAAGATAATCGAGATTAGAATGTTGAGGACTTCTGCAGTTGAATTTGATTTAGACCCCAGTGGCCTGCCAAAGAACAATAATTGGATATGTAGATTTCATAGAGAGATACCTCCAGTAAAAAAGGAGCCTGATGTAGAGGAATTTCCCAAGTGTTCTAAATGTGGCAGAGAATTAGCTCCTGTCATGTATAAGTATAAGCATCGTGGACACATATTGTATTTATTAGATTCCGAAGTGTGCCATATACAAAAATTCTGGCCCGATATCACATATGGGTTTCCTCCCTTATTGACGATAATTGAGAAGGCTCTTGTTATTTTGGGGATGGACCGAACGATCTATAAATATTTCTATGAAAAAAAGATGCCTACCTCATTATTGATGGTAGCAACTGATGACACTGATAGTCTTAGACGAGCAAGGGCTGAAATTATAGCACAATTAAAGATTAATCCCGATTATGTTCCTATGGTGGGATATTCTGCCAAGACCCAGCGTGGTAGAGTTGACATGGTGAGATTGTTCCATACATTGCAGGAGATGGATTATCTTCCTGTAAGGCAAGAAATCAGGGAGAGAATAGCGGCTCTATGGGGTCTTCCTCCTATGTGGCAAGCAGAGATGACCGGTGCCAGTGGTCTATCATCCCAATCTCAGCAAATGGCGTTGTTTAGCAGAGTTGTAGAGTCCGATCAGAGAATGTTTAATGAAAAGGTATTCCCATTTCTGGCAGATGCTTTTGGAATTACTGATTTTGAATTAAAACTCCAGCAGCCGGAGGAAAAGGCGGAAATTGCACGAATCCAAATGTCTCAGCAGCGAATATCGGCAGCTTCAATGCTCAAGCAATTAGGATTTAAAGTAGAGGTAAAGGAAGGAGTGGAGAGTGTTGATGATATAGAATTTAAAGTTAGTGGAGAAATGGAAGAGCCACAGCAAGGTGGAGGAGCTTTTGGTGGAATGCCATTCAATATGGCCTTAAGCCAGAATCCAGGTTGGACAAACCAGGTAATTAATAAAGGCTATAGCATCGATACTTTAGACGATGTAAAAATACTCCAGAATGGCTCTAGTGCATTAATATTTACTGATAATATAAAGAATGGAAAATTCGTGGCGCTGTTCCAACCTATGGGTAATTTGATTGATATCTATAATGCTGGCAATTTACATCAGCACAATGGGTACCCTCCTCATGATGTGAACATGCCCCACAATACGGTATCCAGACACCAGCCTAAAGAAGAAGAAGTGTTTAAAGATGATGATGAATGAGATCGATAGATATCTGTTCAGGAAAGAAATAGAGATGGAGGCTGATGAGCTTAAAAAAGAAAGATCGTCAGATTATATAGAGGGATTTGATGATGCTTGTAGGCTATTATTGAGGTATTATAAGGTTGCTTTGGGTGCTGGTAATAGGCGCATTATCAATGAAAAATAAGAATTTGATTCCTAAAGGTTTGTATTGTTATTCTATAGATAGCGATGGCCATGAGGTTAGGTGCTTCTATTGGGGGGTTGATAAAGACCACGATTTGCCGCAGGAGAATGGCTATTGTTCATATCTTGAAAAAGGGGACTATGATTTGAATAGGGAGGAAATTTGGACTACTTATTTTGTTAAGGATGGGATTAAAAAGGAAGGCACTGCAGCAGAGCTTGGAGAGAAACTCTCTTTGCTATGGGATCAAGTTAAAGAATGTGGAATTAATGATGAAATTGATGAAAATGAGTTGGAGCAATGACGACATTAGAAACTGGAGCTACTACATTTAATCCTACAGTTGGTGGTGGGAGACAAAAAAAGAAAATAATTGATGCCACCAAAGGGTCCAAATTGCTAACTCTCAATGATTGGATAAAGAAGCAAAAGGCGACTCTTGTCCCTAAGAAGATAACTGTTCATCCGAAAGAAGGAAAGCCATTTGAAAGGATACAGATGGTTAGACCCGAGGGGAGTAGGCCTTTTTCTGATGATAAGATTAAAGCCTTGTTGGATAAGGCAGCTTCGCGAAAGTTTGGCAATCATCTGGGATGGCTTTATGATGAGAAGCCTGGAGGAGGAGCATATCTAGATGATATGGTAGAAATCTTTAAAGATCCTCTAAATGCTGTTAGTGGAAAGATATTGAATAATTATCCCGAATTAAAAGGGCATCTGGTATATGAGAATATTTCGGGTGATATCGAAAATTATTTTAATGCTTTTGATAGGAGCGATGATCCAAAGCCAAATATAGATGTATTTTATGTCGATGAAATTGGTGTAAGATTTGATCCTGAAACTGGTAAAGCTTTAGAAGTGTTTGAAGGGTCAGATGAAGCCAGTTCTGAGAATATAAGAATAGTTAATGAAATTTTGTATGGTAATAAGCCGACAAAGCTTATTACTGTATATAGTAGCCAGCCAACAGATGTGATTGATAAGATAAAACAGGGGAATATTCCTAAAGGGATTTTTGTTAGCCCTAAACGAGAGGTAGCTGAAAAGTATTGGGGAGAGGGCAGGGATGTAATTAGTTTTAAAGTAGATCCAAAGATGATAAATCAAATTAGCGATATAGATTGGCAAATTTTAGATGAAGTCAAAAAGTCTTCAGATATGCCAGATCCATATTCACAAGAAATCTATGATTGGGTAGACGCTACTATATCGAAAGCGGGACTCCAAATACCTGGCAAATTACCTCAGGGTTCAAAGAAAATCGGCAAGCAATTGGAAGGGGATTTATATTCCTCATTAAGGGATAAGATTGCAGAATATTTGGAGATGCTCCGACCAGATATCCCGCAGTATGAAGTTATTAACGGAGTAATGGATGTGGTTCAGAGCTGGACAGATACTGTTAAGGGCAATGTTGATGAGGCTTTTAATGATCTTTACATACGTGGTTTAACTGCCGGGATCGTAGATGCAGGAATAAGGCCTGCTATCGGACTGGCAGACAAACTTGTTATGTGCTTAACAGGAGATACACAAATAAGCTTGATGGATGGCACGGAGAAGAGGGTTGACGAGTTATCCTTAAGGACAGAAGGTTATTATATATATGGATTTGATTTGGAGAAAGGGCTTATTATACCTAGTTTGGCTACTCCAGCGAAAGTTACAGGAATAGATGTTCCTGTTTATGAGGTGTTTTTAGATAATGGGACTTCTTTTAAAGTTACTGGAGAGCATTTGATTTTAATGAGAGATGGGAAGTATAAGAAAGTTTCCGATTTAAATGAAAATGACTCAGTCATGCCGTTGTATCGTAAGTTTAATGCTGAAAATGTTTTGAAAGATTATGAGGTTCTCTATCAGCCAAATGAACATAAATGGCAGTATACCCACAGAATGATTTTTTCTCCACCAGAAAGAAAAGGAAAAATTATACATCATAAAGATTTTAATTGTCGCAACAATGATCCTAGAAATGTGATTCCTATGACACAAAGGGAGCATGTTAAATTACATGCTGCGGGATGGAATAAAAATTTGACAAAAGAGACCGATAGTAGAGTTAAACAGATAAGTGATTCGACTAAAGGAAGAGTACCTTGGAATAAAGATAAAACTAAAGAGAATGATGTTAGGGTTGCTTTGCTTGGGAAGAAAGTTAGTCTTCGAAGAAGGGAATTGTCTGCTAAGGGATTATTGATTCCGTGGAATAAAGGATTAAAATGGTCTGAAGAAGTTAAATTGAAGTTAAGAAAACCAAAGGCAGTGCCTTCTTATCGGAAAGGCCAAACTTGGGAGGAAACTTTTGGGGAGGAGAGAGCAGCTATTATGAGATTAAATCATAAAGGTTTTAGTGGTAAATCTCATTCTGAAGATGGTCTTGCAAAAATTCGAGGAGTAGTCCAAGAAATGCGGAATAATATTAGTAAAGGGACAAGGAAGAATATGGATCATATTAGAGGGAAGACTTTAGAAGAGCTATATGGTAAAGATAAGGCAGATAGGATTAAAGCTAGTTCAGGCAAAAATCAGCCTACTAAAGGAAAAACCTATGAGGAATTTTATGGCATAGAGAAAGCCCTTGAAATAAAAAATAAAATGAAAGTAGCGGAGAGACCAAGAGATTCAAATGGAAAATTTATTTCCAAGAATCATAAAATAATTTCTGTAAAGTTTTATGGTATTGTTAATAAAGTTTATGATATTCAGACAGAAACCAATAATTTTGCTTTAACTAATGGAATTTTTGTTCATAATAGTTTTATTAAAGCAAATCCAATGCGGATCGGGAGCAGGATTGTCACATTTTCTCAGGATCTGGTGGAGAAATTTAGACCTATTATTGCGAATTCATTTACTGCCGAGGGAATTTTCAATGTGGATTACCTAACAAATGAGCTGAATAAAGTAGTACCAGCTAAGAGATATTTGCTGGAGAGGATTGTACGTACGGAGGTCGCAGCCATATCGCAAGTTGGGAGATTAATTGGATGGAATTCCGATAATTATAAGCATTTCTACAATTATCGATGGAATTCTACAAGAGATAATCGGACCAAGCCCATAAGTTTGCGAAGAGCGGCGGGAAACCCCTACGCTTGGTGTGAAATTTGCTGGCTGTGGGAGAGGCAGGAGGAATTGCGCCCTAATGGACGACGGGAGGTGGATTGGCCGAATCAAAGATGTAGTCTTAGTCGGACTCCTAGCGACACAGAAGTCAGAGGCTTTAGATTTAGAGGGCAGGAAATAAATTATCCAATTACTACTCCACTAGGATTTATTTATGAATTCGATTAAAGTTGTTGAAATAGAGTGTATTAAATGTGGATCTATTTTTTTCTAGAAGGGGGTGGTTGTAGATGTCAATATTAATTATCATAGGCGTTAGTTTAATTGTAATCATGACTATTTTCCTGATTTTCCCCTTGTTACCTAACCTAGTCAGAAAACTCATATATATGGAAGAAGAGGAGACTCAATCTTCCGAGAATAGTGATGAGATTAGTAGCTTCCATTTCTTGGAGGGGGCAAAGCATGCAAAACGTGATTATCGTATAGTATCTGGTAACTTACATCCAAGCTCATTAGACCAAAGTGTGGTGGATAAGCTTGCCAGTATATTGACGCAAAATAAAAAACTAAAAGTTCGTATATTTGTTGGCAACCAAATATTATGTAGTAGTAAAGAGGGGGATAATCCTATTTGGCAATTATATAAATCTGGAAAATTCAGTAAACAACTACAAATCCGTGTCCTTTCTGGCTATCCTGAACAACATTATAGAGTAGTAGACAAAAGAGAGTTTTTCCTTGAAGAGAATCATCCTCCTCTCAGCCAAAAACGTAAGTATATAATCAAGCCATACAGTTGTACAAATGCGGCTGTGTATGCTTCCGAGTTTGACAAGGCATGGGATAGAGCAGATGTTACTCATGATGTGTAGCCTAGAAATTCTTGGAATAGAAAGGAGTTTATATGCCATTACCAAGACATAATACACCAGAGTGGGAAAAAGAGGCCGCTTTTTATTTAAGAGCTAGTGAAGATGAAGTAAAGGAGAGAGCAGAAGCTCTGAAAATACTATATCCTTCTTACCAGAGGAGGATGAGGGAAGCAGGAATATTTAAATATAGAAGAGACGATATTCCAGAAATCAATGATACTGCTCTTACTGATTTAGAACGAACTGTGTTAGATATAGTTAGTAAGCAAACAGTTAGTGTTAGTGAAATAAGCAGGAGAATAGACAGATCTTCTGAGACAGTAATAAAGACTATAGATTCACTGCGAGCAAAGCATTATGAAGTAGAGCTGGATGAGATTAGGCACGAAGTGTCTATTCCAACTGCTCCTAGAGGAGATGTTGCTTCTACTGAATTCACTTATTTTAGAAAATTTTATCGAATAGGCTTGGTATCAGACACTCATTTAGGGAGCAAGTACCAGCAAGTCACGGCTTTATATGACGCTTATAAAATATTTGATGAGAGAAAGACAGATTTTAATTTAGTGGTTGGAGATGTTCATGATGGTATAGATATGTATAGAGGACATCGAGATGAAATATTTCTATATGATGCCTCTCAACAATTGAATTATAGTGCTGAAGTATTTCCTAAGTCCATTAGAGGCACGAAGACCTATGTTATTGGTGGCCAGCATGATTATTGTTTTATGAAGCAGAATGGTTATAATATTATAGAACATCTTTGTGAAAAAAGGGAGGATTTGGTGTATAGAGGCTTCTATACAGCTAAATTCAACATTAAAGGAATTCTTCTTGAGATGCAGCATCCAGGAGGAGGCATTGCGTATGCTTTATCATATGCACCTCAAAAGATGATAGAGAGTATAGTACATTTTATGCTCTCTGCTGTCACTGGTTTAGGTGAAGCCAGGGCTAAATTGCCGCAATTTCTTGCTTTTGGACATTACCATGTGCCAGTTCATTTGCCCCAGTATATGGGTGTTGATGTCTGTGGCCTCCCATGCTTTCAGAGCCAGACAAAGTACCTGCAACAGAAGAGGAAGATGCCCATTGTTGGATGTGCGATTGCAGAACTCTGGTTAAATGAAGTCAATACTCTTAGCTCATCAAATGTGGAGTTCATTATCATGAATGACCGAATCAAAGAGAATGACTATTAGGAGGCAGAGAATAAATGCTCGTACCAGGAGAAAGCTGAGGTTATCTTCTTATAGGAAATGGCTGAATCCAGTATACAAAAGTAAGACTGTGCAAGCCATAATGAAGGCGGCTCATAAAAGTCCTAATAAAAAGGAAAAATTACTTGGTTCATTATTGGATGAATGGTTTCCAAACAGATTCAAGTTTGTAGGTAATGGAAAACTTATTCTTGATGGTAAATGCCCAGATTTTATAGATGAAAAAAATAGATTATTAATAGAATTATATGGCGATTGGTGGCATAAAGGGGAGACCGAGGAGCCAAGAATCAATCATTTTAAAAAATTAAATTATGACACTTTAGTGGTATGGGAGCATGAGTTAGAATATCCTAAAATATTATATAATAAGATTAAGGAATTTGTTGAGAAAGGAATATTAAATGATATGGAATAACCTAGAACTGCCAAGGGCTTACTATTCTAATGAGTATGTATATATCATAAATGCTGATTGTCAGGAAGTGCTCCCGATGATACCTGATAAGAGCATTGACCTTGTGCTGACTGACCCACCGTATAAAATAGGATATGCTGATTGGGATAATGGTGAATTTGTTAAGTTTACTGATAAGTGGATAGAACATATATTTACACTATTGTGTGATACAGGAACACTTTGGTCATTTATGGGGTATAGCAGAATATTTGACTTTGTGCCCTTGTTACAAAAGCATGGGATTGTCCATTTAGAGAATTGGGTGGTATGGGCAAGACAGAAAGGTAGAGGTAGTTCTAAACATCTTAAAAGCCAGAGAGAGGATATATTCCATACCACCAAGTCTAAAACTTATGTGTGGAATAACTTAAAAATGCTTCGAGAAGTTGTAACTCCTTATGTGAAGGATGGCAAACCGAGGGGGTGGTTTATTAATGAACAGGGTAAACGTGTTCGCTGGACAGGACTTGGGAATGTATGGGTATATACTTCTCCACAATATAATTCGAGGACAGACAAACAAGTTCATCCAGCACAAAAGCCTAGTTTATTATTTTATTATTTGAGAGACTAATATTATTATCTTCAAATGAATGTGATTTAATACTCGACCCCTTTCTCGGCTCAGGCACAACTTGTTACTGTGCCAAGAAGCTAAACCGCAAGTGCATTGGAGTAGAGATTTCAGAGGAATATTGTGAAATTGCAGCAAGGAAATGCAGTTAAAATGGGATTAGATGGTGGCATGAGCTTAAATGCTCTAAAATGTTATATAATAAAGGAAAGGAGAAAGTAATGAAAAAAGAAACTAAATCTACAATAGAGGATCTTTACAATGGAGAGTATCTTGGAGCTTGGGAGGACGATGATATGGTGTCTGTTGATCTTTTTTACAAGGGGCTTGTGATAAATTTTGACAATCCCGAAGAGTTCTTGGTATTCATTCAGGAGTTTGAGCTTGTTGGAAGGGCTTGGTACAATAAGCACGAGGAGTATCTCGATAAAGGTGAGATTGAGCCTCAAATAAGTAATAATTAAAGGAAGATGGATAGAGAGTTAAAACGACAAATTAGTGAGGCTATAGTTGAAGGTATTCGCAGAAATGCCGACAGATGTTTTTCTACTAGTCAGTCAACGAGTGAATGCTTTGTACCAGTAAATACAGGAAATTTGAAGCGCTCTGGAATTGTGGAACATATTCCTGGAGGAGCTAGAATTGCCTACAGGGCTAATTATTCGGCAGATGTTGAATGGGGAAGAGAGGAGCAGCTTATTACAGGCACCCAAACGGTGCATATTCATGCTCATAAAAGAAAAACCAGGAAAGGTTCTTCAATTGTGAAAGCGCATGATAAAAAATATGTGAATAAAAGGTTGATTGGCTTCAGACCAAAATATGCTAAATTTGAATATGGTGATAAAATATTTAGAGTAATTAACAAAATTTCAGCGACCAGAGCCCAACTGTTCCTTTCGCGGGCTGTTGCTCAGGAGATAGTGCATCTCCCCACAGATATCGCCTTTTACCTAAAAAAATTTGGGAGTACTACTGTTACAAGATAGGAGGATTATGGAGAGAAAAGAGATTATAGCAAAGAATATTAGCTGGCTTGCTGGTAAGTGCATGAGTTATATAGATGTTACTATAGAGGATTCAGGAGTTGATAAGCATTCAAAGAAAGTAATGATGAAGAAATTATTTAATGAGCAAGTATATGGTCTTGGAGATTATTTGCTGGATAATGATGATATTGGGGAAGGGTGCAAGAGATTACTTGATAGTTTGGCTAGATTAGTGGTTACTGCTATAGGAGATAAATCTCAAAGAAGTCAATTTGTGATATTGATTTCTAGAAAAATAAATGAATTTAAGAATAGATTTAATGATGATTTATTAGAAAGGATGGATTAGTGATATATAAATTTGAAAAAGAGGTAGAACTTATTGCCAATGAGGAGATAAAAATATTTACTAAAAGGTGTATTGAAGCCGCTCCAAGATATGTTTTTAATATTCCAAGTTCATCTTCAGGTAAGCACCACCCGAAAGATGAAAACAATTCTGGAGGGCAGGTTTTACATACAAGAAGAGTAGTGAAGATAGCAGAAGATTTATGCAGGAATTTTAATATTGTTGGTGATGATAGAGATTGTGTAATATCAGCAGCTATTCAGCATGATTTTGCCAAGCAGGGCTTTCCGATTGATGTAGGCTATACGGTTGATGGACACGGAAGTTTATGGGTACAACTTCTTAACAATGTTGTAGATAGAAAGGAGATTTTAAAGAATCCTATAATAACAAAGATAGGAAGACTGATAGCCTGTCACATGGGAGTCTGGGATATACCTTATTCTGTTGGGAGAGATAATTTAGAGTTAATTGTGCAATTAGCTGATTATATTAGTTCACGTGATTATATTAGAGTAGAGGTATATTGAAATACAAAAACATAGATAGAAATGGAGAATGCCGAGGAGTTCGAGAAATTGTTATATGCATTACTTGAAAAGGCAGAGAAGAAATTAAATATGACCGATAGAACATTGGCCTATATTCTTCTCAGAGAGGGTATTGCTTACTATCTCAGAACTATATGTCAAGGTGATAAATGACCAGTTTAGGAAAATTAAATTTATTTTTGGAAGAACAATCTCATGAAGGTCTTGTCCGTAGGAAAGTTAAAGTTCATCCTAAAGAAGGGAAAGAGTTCGAGAGAGAGCAGTGGGTGCGTCCTGAAGAGGTTACTCAAGAGGAAGCTCAAAAGGAGAAGCCTCAAGAGGAAGAGCCTTCTGTTGAAAAAATTAATTATGAGGAAGAGAAGAAAGTATTTGATAGAGACCTTGGTACTCTAATACACAAAAAAGCAGAATATGAGTCACTTCCAAGTGAGTTTACTCCGCAGGCGACTTCTGTATTAAAAGATAATGCCGATAAACACTTGGAGCAGTATGAGAGATTTTTTGACGCTTCTACATTTAATAAAACACGGAGCATTGCCTATAGGCTAATAAATAATGGTGCTAAGGTAAAGGGAAAATTTTCTCCATCTGACTTGCAGGAATTAGTTCATAGTTCTATTAACAAATTATTATACCAGGAAGCTAGAGCCTGGGAAAGACAGCTTAGTGACCATGGCATCAGGCACATTTATGGGAATATTGACATGTCTAATAGAATAATGAACGCTATGGGAGAAGCTGGAATAAAAATTAGTGCCAAAGACAGATTCCTTTGCGATGTAGTAATGGTTAATCACGATCTTGGATATACAGTAGGTTCAGCAGCAAAAACCGTTCCTGGAACAAAGCGGCATCCAAAGTTTAGCCAGGAATGGTTTGATAATGAACGTGTCATATTTAAAAAGTATTTCTCTAATGAAGAACTCGATGAAATGTCAAATTTTATTGTAAACCATGGCCAGAGAGAGATAGATTGGGGGAATCGCCCTCTACTTTCTGCTATTTGTGTGTCTGATAATTTGTCAATATTCCATGAGGAGAAATTACCCTCGCTATTTAAATATGTTGATGGAAGTATTGATTCACTATTTGCTATGCAGAAAGCACTTAGAGACAATGATGATAAAGCCTTTGATGAGGCTAAGAATGGCCTTGAGAAAAAAGTAGAGGATACCAAACTTCCTGAGTTTACCAAGTCCTGGTTAAAGAGGGCCGTTGTAGAGGTGTCTAAGTTCACCCCTAAATTTATTATACCGATGCTTATTGGTAAAATTCAAGGCTTTGATTTTAGCAGAGAAGAAGGTCTTGAGGTAGATATAAAGGAAGATCCATTTGATAGTCAGATGGCAGATTTCTTTGATATGGGGCAAAAGGCCTATACGAATTTGGCCGAAAGTTATGGTGTAGAACTTGCAGATAATGACAAGATAGACTTCAAGAAAGAAGGTAAAACTCTTCTTAGAGTGAGAATCTTCAGAAATCCTGTTACAAAGTCACTCGAATTGTCTCTTGAGTTGGAGAAAGCCGATAGAGAAGGTTTAGTCCCCAAGAAAGTTACTGTGAAGGGAAAAAGGAAAACCTACCAAGCCACAAGATGGGTTAGACCTGTAGAAATAGCTTCTGTAAAGGATAGAAATTTTAAAGACTTGCTTGAACTTGACTATAATGAGCTTCTTAGTGGCAAGTCTAAGAAAGTTAAAGAAATTCTTAAGAATGCCACAGATTCTTTGCTTAAAGACAGGGAGAAAAATTTAGATAAAATATCTAATATGAGAGGACTTTCTATGATTGATAGTTGGGCTAGAGGAACTCTTTTGGATATAGTGGGAATACGAATAATATTTGCTAAAATGAATGGGAAAGAGTTATCTAGAGACCAAGTAAAGTCCTTATTATCAGCAGTAGATCCAGAGAATAAATCGCCTGAGGATAAGACAGTGGATTTTCTAATGCATATAGGGGAACTTTCTTATACCAGTATCAAGGACAATAAACCATCACTGGAGCCCTCTATAAAAGTGCTGCAGGCAGAGATGAAATATACACAAGATAGAACACGAGAGTTATTTGGAGATAAAATAGAAGTATATCGAAAAATATATGGCCCTACTGCCACAAAGATTAAAGAAGCATTTAAAACAGCAGAGGAAATAGCTATGGACGAATTTCCTCTCTCCTCTTATTCACAGGACTATATTGCGGCATGGGCATTTGCTAGAGACAAAGGAGACTCCATCTTAATTAGAAGAGCTGTGTCTGCCGGTGAAATATGCTTCAGCTGGTACGCCAACCCATCATTTCTCGATAATATGCCGGAGCAACGGGAAGTGGTAGTTACTTCAAGGACAGGGAGTTTTAAATTAAATAAAAAGGATGTGATAGAGTGGCAATCAACATAGACTTAGAGAATCCTGATTGGATGGGAAAGATTAGAGCAGATTCACTTGCCGAACTTGAGGAGAAAGTAGAAAAGCAGCAAGCTACTTCTGCTATAGATAAAGACCTACATATTACGTTTCTAGGTGAAGATCCTACTAATTCTACATTGCTTCTTCAACATGTAGGATATAATATTATTGTTGACTGCAATAAATTCTTTAAGGATCAAATAGCCAATACTGGAGTGGCAAGTATTGATGTTGTAATTCTTACTAAAAGTGATGATGGTACTATAAGTGGATTGTCTGAATTAAGTGATTGGGCAAAAGACAAACAGGAGTCAATCGCAGTATGGGCAGAAATAGATATTAGTGGCAAGATTAAGAATCCATTTGTCGAAATAAGCACGTTTGAGCTTGATAAGGAATTTAAGGTATTTGGTCTCTCTATTATTCCATTTAAAATAGAGGAGACATCTACCATTGGATTGAGAGTAGCTGATGCTTTGGTGTATGCCTTAGGCGCAGTGGAGCATTATGATACAATGGATAATGTGGATACGGTAATATTGTGAGATGACAAAAGTACTTGAATTAGCTACCTTTATTAAGAAGCAGAAAACTGGATTGGTCAAACGCCCTGTTAGAGTGAAGAGAGGTGGTAAAGAGTTTACTAGGCAGCAATGGGTTAGACCAGAGGAGTTGGAATCGCAGAAAGTCTCAAAAGTAAAATCGATTGTGTCTAATACTTTGGATGATATTGTTAATAAATATATCAAAGATCATAAGAAGGAGTTCGATTCTGATCCTAGTCTCGAATATCATCAATTTATTGAAGATGTTAATTCGCAGGTATTTAAAAAAGTATTTGGTAAAGATTATAAAGATAAATTAGATGCTGCCCACAATGTGTTTGGTGAATGGAAGCAATGGTCTTCAAGTGGAGGAGCTTGCCTTTTTAGACAGATAGTAGGCAAAATGGTTGGCAAAGAAAAGAAGTCTGAAATAGAGATAAATAATGTGGTAGAGCATGATGCTAAGGAGGCCCATCCCAGTGATACTAAGATGCAGAAAGAGTATGTTGAATTACTTAAACGAAGATATAATGCAGACAGAGAAGAATATGGTAGACATTTTGATGAGGCCCTGAGAGTATCTTCAGAGATGACTCAACAAGTGCTGAGGAAACAATTTGGAGATACTATCCGAGTATATAGAGGGACCACTGCTAATATGGCAAGAAGATTGGAAGATAAATTTGGAAAATTGGAAAAGGGGAAGAAGTATAGAGTAGATAATGGTATTTTATCTTCATGGACGTTGAAGGATACTGTGGCAAATGGGAGGGCTCATATAAATGGAGGAATTGTTCTAGTTCAAGATATTCCTACCAGCTCTGTATTATATTCTGATAGGGTGAATTCTAGTAGTGGTTCTGGCCTTAGAAGTGAAGATGAGATAGTATTTTATAAAGAGAATCAAGAGGTGGAACTTGGTTAATTTAGATTTAGAGGAGCCTTTTTGGTTAAGAGATAGAGATACAGAAATTGTTAAGCAAGAGGAATCTCCTGCTATTGAGCTGTTGTCAAAACTAAAAAATATCAAGAATTGTATTGTTGTCTTCGCAACTGATGACTATCGCGAAGATAATAGAAGGCTGAAACAAGAAGCAACCAATAGAAATATTGAAGTAGAGGTTACTTTGGCATTTAAAGGATTAAAGACTGCCATTTATAGATCTGCACTAAAACTTGAAAAGAGTATAGAAACCTATAGGTCCGCAGAAAAGGTCTCAGAATCAATCGATTCGTTAAGTTTAGAGGCATTTAACAACATTTCCAAGGCATTTGAAGCATCTTTAGACAACGATGCAGACCTCCTAGAGAAAGAACTTATTGAAAAAGTAGTATGGGTACATCCAGGAGGAGGGAGACAACCATTCCAGAGAAGGATGAAAGTAGATCCTGAGCATATGAGAGAGTTGGGAAAACTTGGCTTTGCGGCAACTTCAAAAAAGATTGTAGATATGATGGCAGACCCTCAAGCAAATCCGGATGACATTTATGGGATTGCTCGTTTCTTAGCTAGAAGAATTAAGAGTACTACACATACATATAGAGCACAATGGTGGGGTGAATTCAGAAAGCATCTCAAGGCAGGCGAGAATAATGTAGTCGCTACTGCGGCTGCCAAAGCTTTCTTAGAGGAATTAACATCAAGATGACAAGTAAATTATTAGAGCTTACAGAATATATTGAGAAGCAACGCAGAGCTGGGCTGGTGCCTAAGAAAGTGCTTGTGCACCCCAAAGAAGGCCAGCCATTTGAGAGGACTCAGATGGTTAGACCTGAGGAAGTAGAAATAGAGAAGAGAAAGATAAAGGTATTTATTCGGCCAGGAGAAACTTCTCCAAAAGGTGTGAAAATTATTGAAGACAATACTACTTGGAAAGATAGAAGATATTACGAGAAAGAAGGCACTACTGATATTGTAACTATACCCTCTGATAAAGATAGGATGAGTAAGAGAATTGAGATTCCAAGATTTGTATATGTAAATGTTGATCCTAAAAGATTTGATTATGAGGGCTCTGTTCCAGGTGAATGGTATAAAAAAGTGGCAGAGGAAATAAAAGACAAATTTGTTGATGAAGGAGATCAAGAGTATAAATACAGATATGTGGTATTATCGGAAAAGCCTACAAGTAAAGATTCCTTGAAGATAGATTTATCTCATGTGGAGACTAATTATATCAGAGAGGTTAGTAAAGGCAAATTTGCTTATAAAAATGAATATCCTATTAGAAGAAGTGCTATTGTGGATGATACTTCGATTAGCGATAGATATTATCTTTCTAGATATGGAGGCCATTTATCTCAAAGATCTCCATATAGAGTGAGATTGCGTGAGGATGAGAAAGGTCCATATTATTCGAAGAGTGAGGTAGGAAGACATACGGTTGAAACAATGTACAAGCAATTTGAAGGTAAAACTCCTTCTGTGGTTGAAAGAACCGAAGCCAATAGAAAGAGACTGCTTGAATATATGAATCCAGAAGCTGTACGTAGATGGAAAGACTATGCCGAAGGGTTGGGAATTACTTCTGACGAGCTTAAGAAAAAGGTGGTTGATATTATTAAGCCACTAGTGGCAAAGGCAGATATCTGGATTAGAATGCCTAGTTCTAGGCTAAACAGTCTCTTGTCAGCAGGTAGATTTAAAAATATTTCAGAGCAGAAAATAAAAAGTCCCGGAAAGAACCCTGATATTTCTCTTAAGGAATATCAAAAAGATAGGAGTGTAGCAGAAAATGAACTTTTTGGATTATTACCTAATGTAGATAATGCTGATAGACCTATTTATGGATATCTTACCTCTAATAAAAATGGGTGGCTTCGTTCATATGATGAAGGCAAGAGTAAGCACGATTGGTTATCGGATTATGGAGATTGCAGAATAAAAATGAAGAATACTATCAGAGATAGATCCACATTTACAATGGGAGATACTTTAGATGTTAATTCTGGCGGTAGAATTGCTTATGATGGAGCTAGAATAATTCCAAGCCCATTAAATAATATTCATGCTGAGGTAGAGTTAGGTAATAGCATTACAATTGGTAAGAAGTATAAGTCAATAGAGGATGCCACAAGTATGTATTATAATGAAGTACATATTCACAATAAAGTTACTTTAGATGATATTGATACAATTTATTTTAAAGATGAGCCGGATAATATTACAAAAGGTAAGCTTGTAAAAGCTGGAATTAAATTTGGAGTGTATAAATGAAAGCTATAGCCAAGGCAGATAAGTTAATTCTCTATGAGACAGAAGATAATAAAGGCTATTGCGTTAATACCGATACAGGCCTAAAATCTCCTGAGAAATATATTGTGTCGCTACTGTCATTGTCAGATGAATGGGAGCCTTTTGAGGAGAGTATAGAAAAAGCTCATCAGGCTAATCCACCTTTTCCAGGCGGTGTATTTGATGAACGCAAGCATAGATGGGTACAACCAG